TACTTGTCGTACTTTACCGAAGTGTGTAACTTTACCGTCAGTATCTGCTGCAATATCTTCAGTAGCAATACCAATAAAGAATTTAGCAGGGATAGAACCATCAGCTACATAAGGTGCAATAGTAATCCTACCTGATGCACCTAGGGTACCTGTAGCACATACAGGAGTACCATTAGTAATAGTAGACGCAGTATTGTTGCGAACGTTGTACTGCACTTCTTGCCCTAGTTGAAGAGTAGCCCCACCTTGAGTAAGGTCTAGTGTTTCTTCATCTACGTTCCAAGAAAGAATCCCTGTACCAGCATCACCGCCTGTAAGGGTCACAGAGTCCGCTGTAAGCGTCGCATGAGTAACATTATCTGTGTCACCCACACCTAAATTAGTTCTTGCTGTAGACGCGTCTGAGGCGCCTGTACCACCATTCGCTACAGAGAGGTCGGCACCTGACCAGTTATCGTTATTAACAATAGTCTGGTTTTCTAGCAAGTATTGAAGTAGCCCTGCAGTTAGTCGAATAGACGCTCTAGTACCAGCATCCCAATCTAGGGGTGTAGTATTATCCTGTCCACGACTAACTGTCAGAGCTGTTCCATTGATGGCCGTACAAAGTACGACCTCATGGATTGTATTAAGAGTATTGACGAGGGTTACGTATACCGAATCCCCTGCACCAAGTACAGGAAACTCACTTACGTCCGCTACGGATATAGTCGTGTCAGAGCTTGTGATAGCGGAGACAATCGTAGTTTCCGCATTATTGGTATACTTAACCGCCATACTAATCTACCTTAAGAAATGGTTACAGTCCAAGCGATAGAGATAGTATCGTCAGCACCTTTGTTTACTACTGGGAATACCGTACGAGCTAACATAACGCCACCAGTTTCAGCAGTAAACAGACCTGCTTCAGTCAAAGCGCCAGTACCATCGCCTGGTAACCAAGTAGATTCAAACAATACTTCAGGACCAGTCTGAGTACCACCAGAAGTAGTCAAAGCATTACGATCAAGCTCAGACTCTAATGCAGCATCAGCTGCAGCCGCAGCAGTAGTGCCAGTACCAACTGCCATGTGAGTTACCGGTACCACATTACCACCTTGGAGGTTCTGTGCTACTAGTGCCTTACCAGTTGCTACTACTAAGTTTTTAATTTCGCGCACAACTTCGCCATTAACGGAGATAGTCAGTGCACCTGTTAGAGATAGCTTATCATTAAGCATTGATTTTCTCCTTTACCCGAAGGTGCTAGTGTTAAACGCAAACGCGTTAAAAATTGAAGTAGTACCGATTATAGCTACAATATCAATTGTATCCGTAATTGGTAAAACTTCGTTGATGCCTTTAACACCAGACAGTACATAAGAGTCTTGTGTACCAACGGTATCTAGGGCGTATTTGGTGTATATTATAGCAGGGGTATCTACTACAAAGCAAGGATTTTCAAGGACTTTATTAGTAGATGTAACTAACCTATCTATTGCATTAGCAGCATTAAATTTAGATGCGCCTACTATACCTTCAGTGCTCATAAAATCATCAAGCACTACTGTATCAAAAAACGATCTGTTATATAAAACAACCCTACTCATACTATCACTAGTACTCATAGAATCACTTACAGGTTTTAATTTAACTATTTTAGATACATCAGTAATAGCTGTAATAGCATCTGTATAAACTACGTCTAGAGAATAGTTTAACTAGTGGTGTCTTCAAATGGTTTTACTGAAGATAGCGCCACATTGTCTAAAACAATAGCTGTGTCTGCGTATACTAAATTACTAATAAATACTAATGCATCTAATATGTTAGAAGTATCAGCAAGAACTTTACTAGCAGAGTAGCTTACATTATCTGGGGTATTTACTGCATCTGCTTTTGCTAAGGCGTGTGATAGTAGTATAAAGTCACTAGAACTAACCGTATCAAATAACGGTTTAGTCATAATACTACGATTGCGGTCTACTGATAACGGGTAATCGTTTAATACTTTGCTAGAAACAAAACTAGTATTTTCTTCAAAAATAACTAGGTCGTTAGGAGATCTAACAAACTCCGCAACTCTAGTAAAAGCATCAATAGCAGAAGCACTATCTGCTCTGACTTTGGTAAAGTCTGCTACATAATGATCAGGAATAGTAACACTATCTGCTACTGCTTTAATAAAATCAGTAACACGCTGGTCTAAAGCTGCGGTACTATCGTTAAAAACTTTTTCTAATTGAAACAAATACTCATCTGGGATATTAACAGGATCATAAAAGTTTTTAGTAGTTAATAACAGAGTAATATCAGAAGCAATGCTAGTATCTTTTAAAGTTTTTACAAAAGCATAATCAGAATGGTCAATAGCACCAGCTACGTTAGTTTTAACACCAGTAAAATATTTATCAATACCAGCAAAATCATCAACAGATAAATAATCTTGGAAATGACGAACAAAAGATACTACACGACTAAAGGCGTCTTGTGTAACAACAGCATCGTATTTACCTAGTTCAGTATCTAGGGTGTATGCATCTGAGGTAAGAAGATAGTCATCAAATTCTTTAGTAAGAATTAACCTAACCAATTGTTCTACAGACGCAGTGTCATGCAGTACTTTATTTACTGAAGCCGCATAAAGTTCAATAGCTTCAACAATGTCATGCGCTGCATCTTTGCTTAAATCCCAAGCAGAATGATCAGGTACATCAACAGAGTCATCTAGTTCTTTGTGAACATTCCATGCAAAAGTCTGAACAATTTCAGCAATGTCATGTACAATCCTGTTTTTAGGATCGTAATCAATAACAATGTCTTCTGGCTCAGTGCTCTGATAGTTTATGTCAGTAGCATCTGCTGACATATACCTTATAGCGTCAACAACTACTTCTGTATAAAGAGTATCTGCTATCTGTGCCGATAAGATCTTTATATCAGTCGGCTTGATGGGCATTAGTAGTCCTCACGAACGATAAAACTTAACTGCTTAAATACAGTAACAATACTGCTTCCGCCGTAAGTAATCTCGATTTCTCCCGTGAATTTGCCTGCTGTGTCAAGAGCGGTACTAGACCAGTCCATAAACACAGTGCCTTGAGTAGGATCACCACCAAAAATGTACATAGGCAAAACTTCTTTAACAGTAGAAGCACCTACCTCACGAAGTTTCATTTTGATTGTAGCACCTGTTAAATCAATAGGTGCCCAAGTGTCAGAGTCATCAGCATTTAAGGTAGCACCAGCAGCAGCCGAGTTACTATCTTTTAATGTCATAGTAAGTTGAGGCAAAGTGTCGCCACGAACCAGCTTAATAGATGCTTCAAAGGTTTCATACTGTTGTAAGTCAACCGACGAGGCCGAACTACCTGTAGATAACAATGCCATTATACAAATCCTCTATCGTTAATTCTATCGCCCATTCTCCATGAGTCTGCAGGGAATGCTACCCCCAACTCCAAAGCTTGTTTACAGCTTCTTTCAAAACGAGCCCAATGTGCATTGTTTTCTGACTGCCCATCACCTCTAATTCCAAGGTGTGCTTTGTACCCAATAAAATGCATTAGACATTCAATTAATGTTTCTGGTACATCTACCTCTAAACTTAAATCATTAATGGTGTATGATTGTGGTTTGCCAACATAAATAACCGATACCGTTGTTCTACCTTCGTATACAGGCACCTGAAGTATTTTATGGCTAGGGAAATACACACTAGTTTCTTGACTACTATCATTAATAGGCAGAGGTACAGGCTTACCCTCACCGTCTACTACTACATCATCATAAGCTTCTAAAGCATACATGAAATTACTAGGTAGCGCGTAAGAAGCTGTAGTTGTACCTACTTGTACAGTATATTCATTCTGGCTTAGTGGAAAACGTTTATATAGTTCCAGCATACCTAAATTAAGAAACGATATAATTGCCTTATCATTATCCTTAATAGATGTGCCGTGCAGTTCACTGTAACGAGCAGTGTCTAATAAATCTTGTAGCAGCATATCTGTTCCTATCTGATGCTAGTTACTATAGCAATAGCGTGTGTAAATATACACAAATATAAACGGTATTATATGCCAGTTACTATTTAAAGTCAACAGGATACCGCTTAAAAGACGGTACTGTTTACGTATTCATCGTCATCATCATGGTCCCAGACAGACTCCCACACAAGACCATCACTGGTTACTTCTGTAGTAGTCATATCAGCTTCTGTTGATGGTAGGTAAATATCCATTTCTGATAACTGGTTAAGCAAGTCGATAGCATCATCATGCGCCAAAGACTTAACGCCCCCCGCCAAAGTAAAGCGCCCTAGCTCATGTGCCATCTCTTCAACTAGCTCCACTAGTCTAGGTGACGACATCTTAGCCATCTCAGGTTTAGGTAACCAAATTTTATTCTGTTTAAACTTAGGTTGAACACCTGTAACGAATCGGTGTACTTTGTCCTTATTAGGGCGGATACCTACATCTTTACTGCCTGGCTTTTTAGCAAAGGTAAACCAGATGTTACGTTTCATCATCATCTCTTGGATAATAGAAATGAAGCCCCCCTGCTGGCCTGAGCTTTCTATACCCACGCTTAAAGGATTCCATTTCTTAACGTAACGGAATAGATCGTCTATATTCTCTTGCATAGTTTGACGAGTACACTGCCCATCCACTAGTAACCAGTCATTATTACTAGATACTGCCCATACGCCAATAGTAGAAAAGTCAGCAGACTTCTTAGTACTAGTTGCAAAGTCAGTGGAGATATAGAAGTTATAGCTGTTCTTGTTCTTAGCAATAATAGAAGGATCAAACCACTGAATGTCTTCCTCTTCTACAAGAAGCGTAGTTAAGTCCGTGATTTCTAACATAAATTCTTGATAGAAGTCTTGGGCTTTACCTGCAGCTTTGTACATTTCGTACTTTTCTAATACTGCCTCGTAAGGAAAACGATCTTCCCAGTTACCTAC